AATATGAAGAAAGATTATTGTATGATTACAGATACTATTAATGAATTGGTATTTGATAATAATTATGACATAGTAATTTTTAACAGATTCTTGGCAGCAACAGATGCAAAGTTATTAGTTAAGATGAAATTAAAATATAACTTTAAACTTATAGTAGATAACGATGACTATTGGGTATTACCACCATCACATATTTTAGCAAAGAGATATAGTGAAAGTAATATAGCTGAAATAATAACAGAGTATATGAGGGTGGCAGACCTTTGCACCTGTACGCACGAAAGACTTGCTGAAGAAATATATAAATTTAATCCTAATGTAGAGATACTTCCAAATGCTTTACCATATGGTGAAGAGCAGTTTCAAGATAATAAATTAGAATCAGATTTAGTTAGGTTATTTTGGGCAGGGTCAGGTACTCACGTTCCTGATTTAGATATTCTTCGTAATCCAATGAAGAAGATAAACTTTCCGGTAAGAACTGTAATTGCAGGTTATAATGATGGGGAGAAACATTTGTGGGATAGAATGATAGGAGTATTTACTAATGGTTTAAAATTAAATCCAACAATATATAATTACACAGAAGTAAGTAAATATATGGGTGCTTATGCAGATTCTGATATCAGTATAATTCCTTTAGTTGAAAATAAATTTGGCTCAATGAAATCTAATTTAAAGGTTATAGAAACGGCAGCGAAGAAGAATCCTGCAATAGTTAGTAATGTTCATCCATATAAAGATATGCCTGTATGTTATGTCAATAATCAAAGAGATTGGTATTATTGGATTAAGTTATTAGTGAAGGATGAAGCAGCAAGGATAGAATATGGACAGAAACTATTTGAGTACTGCAATGCTAACTTTAACCTTCACGATATAAATATTAAAAGATTTGCTATTTATAATAAATTGATAGGCAATGCCAGTAATTAAATGCTCAAACGGAAAATATAGAATAGGACAAGGTGCTTGTATATACGATACGCACGAGAAAGCTGCTCAAGTTTGGGCTGCCATTTTAGCTAGTGGTAAATATGCGGGAAAGAAAGTTAGTTATGATTATGATGGTGTATTAAGTACAGATGCTGGAAAAGAAAAAGCATTAAGAGATTATCAGGCAGGTAATTTAGTTTATGTAATTTCTGCAAGACACGACAAGACAAGTATGTTAAATGTAGCTAGAGAATTACACATACCAAGTGATAGAGTTTATGCAACAGGTTCTAATAGAGAAAAGGTTAAGAAGATAGATTCATTAGGTATTGAGATTCATACGGATAATAACCCAGATGTTATAACACAGGTTAATTTATTACCAAAAGCAAGGGGGGTTAAATTTGAAGAATCACACTAAAGTATATTTAAAATATTTTGGTTATTCAGGGGAAGAATTTTTCCCTTGCGAAGTATGTGGAGCTAGAGCCGTTGACATTCACCATATAGAAGCTAGAGGAATGGGGGGAACTAAGATAGGAGATACAATAGAAAACTTGATGGCATTATGCAGATATTGTCATACTGTTATGGGAGATACTAAAACACATATGGAATTTTTAAAAAAGAAACATAAAGAAAAACTAGGATGATTATACTACCAGCACAAATAGAAAACTTAACTTCTAGAAAGGATAAAACAATTAAGGTTACTTTCGGAACACAAGAACTAGCACCTAATGACTTAGCACAGGTATTCCAACTTAACCAAAGATTTTGCTACATAGCTATTAAAGAAGAACTATTTCAACAAGAAGAACTAGATACATTAGATAGTATTAAGACTGACCTTGAAACAAATAAGACTCCTTCACAAAGATTGAGAGGTATTTTATTTGTAAGTTATCAACAAGATAACGAAGGTTTTAAAGATTTTATGACTTATTATGTGAGTAAGATGGATAAACTATGTGAGCATTTTAAATCTAAATTAGATAAATAAACAAGACAAAAGCAGCACAATGGCAGCGCAAGACATAATAGAATATCAATTTCCTAAAGGTGTATCAGGTAATCCTAATGGTAGACCTAAAAAGTATGTTAGCTTACTTATTGAGCAAGGGTATAAGCTATCTGAAGTAACGGATACTATGCTAAATTTATTATCAATGAATGAATATCAATTAAAAGAAATTCAAAAGGATGCATTAGCTACATCATTGGAAAGAACTATATGTAAAGCTATTTTAAATTCAATGAGCAAGGGTAGTTTATATAATTTAGAAACTTTACTTACTAGAGCATTTGGCAAACCTAAAGAACAGATGGATATAAAGTCAGACAATAAAATAGAGGTTATTTTTGTAGATGGCAAAACCATTTTATAGTGCAAATATTTTTACCTAATCCACATAAGAACCAACAAAAAATACTTGAATGCGATAAGAGATTCAGAGTAGTAATGTGCGGTAGAAGGTTTGGTAAGTCTGAACTATCACAGATACTTTCTGTTACATATGCCGTTAAAGGGCTTTCAGTTGCTTATATAACCCCTACTTATGGATTAGCTAAGGTTTTCTTCGGTAAGCTAACAGAGTCTTTAGAATTTCCTAAAAACAAGTCTGACCTTAGAATAGATTTCCCAAATGGTGGACAGATTGAATTCTTCACAGGAGAAAGACTAGATAACCTTAGAGGTAGAAAATTTCATCTGGTAATTATAGATGAGGCATCATTTATTCCTGACCTTGAACAAGGATGGCAAAATAGTATAAGACCTACACTAACTGATTATAAAGGCAAGGCATTATTCCTTTCAACTCCTAGAGGCAAAAACTATTTTTATAGCCTATTTATGAAGCAAGGAGAAAATGATTGGGCTTCCTTCAAGTTTACAAGTTATGATAATCCATACATAGACCCACAGGAAATAGATGAGGCTAGGATGCAACTACCAGAGGTGGTATTCGAGCAAGAGTATATGGCTAACCCTAGCGAGAATAGTGCGAACCCATTCGGTAATAAGTTTATAGAGAATTGCATTAAGCCTATTAGCAATCAACCGATAGTAGCATTTGGTATTGACCTTGCAAAGTCCGTAGACCATACAGTTATAATAGGACTAGATAACGAAGGAAATGTGGCTTATTTTGACCGCTTCCAAATGGATTGGCATAATACTAAGGAGAATATAAAGAGGCTGCCTAGATGTCCTATATTAATTGATAGCACAGGTGTAGGAGACCCTATTACCGAAGACCTAAAAAGAGAGAACATAATGGTAGAGGGTTTAAAGTTTACGAGTCAATCTAAGCAACAACTAATGGAGGGTCTAGCAACTGCCATACAACAGGCTAGGATAGGTTTTCCAAGTGGGGTTATAGTAAATGAGTTAGAAGTCTTTGAATATCAGTTCACTTCTAATGGTGTTAGATACTCTGCACCTTCAGGATTCCACGATGACTGCGTTATGGCATTGGCATTGGCTTGGTCTAATTTTAGCATTAACAGGGGTAATGGTAGGTATTCTTTCGTATAATTACCATTTATCCTTATTATTTGCCGTTCATCACAAAGTCTAAAAATAGTTGGCAATATGTTTGGAAGATGTATAAATCTTGACCTATCTTTGATTTATCAAAAACAAAACAACTATGACAACTTTAAAAACACCAATGCAAAAAATTAATGATTTAGTAGAAGACAAATCATTTAGAGAATCAGTATTAAAAATCTGCAAAGAAAACGGATGCAGTGCAAAAGAATGGAATGAATTTAAATGGGCAATTATTTTAAGATTTGCAACACATATAGTTTGTAACTAACCCACCATAGTCAGGGGTGCGGCTGAACAACGCACAATTTTTTATGAAACAAAAAAGCCATAACACAGAAGCAGTAATTATATTAGTTGTAGTATTCCTGATTACTGCATACTTACAAAATATTTAACTTACTATCCCTGCTTAACCAACAATTAATAATCGTAGTGGGTTATCTCTAATGGGGGCAGGGATATTTTCACAAATCAAAACTGTTCACTGCCCGTGAACATACAAAAAAAATGAACATATGAAACTAATAATATTATTTGTATTATTAATACCAAATAGACTAAGTAATGGATTTGTAATAAAGAATGTTACCAATATATATGAATATGTAACACTAACTACCTATACTGCAACTACAAATGAAACGGATAGCACTCCATTAATTACCGCAAGTGGTTTTAAACTAGATAGCCTTAATCCTGCAAAGCATAGAATAATAGCAGTTAGCAGAGACCTAAAGAGTAAATGGAAATTCGGAACTAGAGTTAAAATCTTAAATGCTGGAATATACAATGGGGTTTATCAGGTTCTAGATGTAATGAACAAAAGGTTTAAAAGTAGAATTGATATTCTCATTAATCCAAACGACCAACATACTAAATTAGAAAACATTAAAATACTTAAACTATGAAAGAAAAAATTGAGGATTTGTTATATCCTAAGAATAATAAACTTATACTTGGTAATGATGAAATAACTACTACAATAGTGGATTGCGAATTAGATGAATACGAATGTACATTTGGTGGTGCAGAAGATATTCAAATTAATACAGAAGGTTATACTCATATAACATTAGATATTAATACTCTTGAATCATTAATATTATTAATTAAGAAGGCAGAAAAAATGTGGAAAAAATTAAAATAACTATGAAAGAAACATTAGCATTGATTAAATTTTTTATAATATCAGTACCTGTATTTTGTATAGTATATTTAATTTGCTTAACTTTACATCAAATCAAAAAACTATGTGGGAAAAGATAAGTGTCTGGCAATATCAACAGATTTATACTGCAATAAATTCTAAAGATAAGGATGCAACAGATTTAGATTTAGAGGTTAAATTAGTAGGCATAGTCAACAATATGACTGAAATGCAAATAGATAGCCTTCCTTTGAACGAATACAAGGAGTTGAGTAAAAGTATTGCTTTTCTAAATGAGCCAATACAAGGCACACCTAAGAAACATATAGACATATCTAAGATTAGAAGATACAGAATTAATTACGATGTAAGTAAGATGCCATTCGCAAGATATATTGAGAGTAAAGTATTTAGCGAGGACTTGTATGGAAACTTACATAAGTTAGCAGCTACAATGGTAATACCACAGAAAAGAAAGCTAGGCTTTTGGATGGACCAACCATATGATGCAAGTAAGCATCAGGAATATTCAAACGATATGCTAGAAGCTAAATTCGTTGATGTTTATCATTCCCTTGTTTTTTTTTATCAAGTTTACAGAAATTGGATAGAAGTTTCACAGGGTTATTTGGTGAGCAAAATGAAGGAAGCAGGAATGAAGGAGGACAAAGCGAAAGAGGTGGTAGTAAATTTATGCAGTATTTTGGATGGCAATATTCCACCAAACTTATTGCCGAGTACGAAAATTGCACAGTTACAGAAGCATATGATATGAGTACAATAGAGTGCTTAAATATATTATCATATTTAAAAGCTAAGACGGATTTTGATTCAGAGCAAATTAAGAAAATAAGATAGTTCATAGTTTAGGTTTTGGTTTGGCTTACCCTTCCCTTAAAAAAGGAGGGGTTAGTTATTTTTAGACCATTATCCTATTTATTGATATGAGCATTACTAAAGCACAGGCATTAGCATTAGGGGATGGTTTTCTAAATTCTTTAGGAAGTCAAAGACTAAAGGAGGATGAACTACCAGTGGTAGAAGCATTACTTGAAAGATTCGGTGGTGAGTTTATAGTTGCTGCACAAAATAATTTAAAAGCAAATAATTCAATAGCAAGTGGTGCTATCAATGATATAAAACTAAGTACATCAAAGTTTGGTAATACCTATACTTTGTCTTTAGGTTATCCAAATAGTGAACCTGCTTCTAAATATTGGGATTATATTAACAAAGGGGTTAAAGGAACTAAGAATGTGAAAGCTGATTCAAAAACACCTTACAAGTTTAATCCATCTAAAAAAAGTATTCCTATTTCTGCAGCACAGGGATGGTTAAATTACAATAAACTTAAAACTATATCTGTACGACCTTATAGGAAATTAGGAGTAGAAACCAAAGCAATAGATTCTAAAAAGTCTTTAGCTTATGTATTAGCTAGGTCTATTCATAGAAAAGGTATTAAATCAACGCATTACTTTGATAACGCAGCCAAAGAAACATTTGGTCAAAACTTCTATGATGTAATGACTGCTGCATTAGGTAAAGATATTCAAATTAAAATTAGACAAATCGGTAAAGAAATAAACAATGGCAATAACAATACAAAGTAGTCCTGCACCATATTCAAGTATGCACGATAGTTTATGGTTCGTATCAAGTTCAAATAATTCAACTAATATAAATTTTACTTCATTTAAGTTTGTATATGATGTTTATGTTAGCGGTTCTCAGGTAAGTAGAACTAAAGTATTCCCTTCTCCTTCAGCCGAAGGTAGCTATGGAATCTTTAACGCATCACCTATGGTTAGGTCATATGTTACTAATTACTTTGAACCTTCAGGTAGTTCTATTCTAGTAGCATCAAATGATAAGATAAAAGTTGATGCAACGATACAAATAGGCGAAGAATATTCTTTTGTTAGTGGTGGTAATCCTGTGACTAATTTAAACCTAGCATCAAGTGCATTAAGTGGTTACAATTACTACCAACCTTTATTTGCAGATATTCTATTAAGTAATGCAGATAGTCCATTAGTACTATCTGATTACTACGATAATTTATTAATAGCAAACTTTACTAATGATTGGATAACAGAAAGAGATATAAATAATATAACTATTGAGTATGGTGATATATTCTATGCTACATATTTTAGGGTAACTGCTGGTTCTTATTCAGCTAAAATAGATGTGGTTAATGAATCAGGTTCTGTTATAGATACTGCTAGTGGTTCTATTACATTTAATGGTCAGATGAATCTATTTAATTTAGGTGCTGCTAATATTAATACTTTTGCAGGTAGAACTTTAATTAATGCAAATACTTGGGGTTATAATGTATCTATCAAATTAGGCGCAGCAGAATCTAGAAAGTTAAAGTTTACTCAAAAGTGCTATCCAAAATACAGGCAGTTCAATCTTAATTTTCTTAATCGTTTAGGAGGTTGGGACACTATGAAATTTGCATTAGTAAATAAAAGGTCTAGCGAATATACTAGAAGCAATTACAAAAGAAGTGATTGGCAGTTAATAGGAAATCAAATGACTAATATTGACAACTATAATAAATATAACGAAAGTAATATTAGTTATTCTATACAACATAAAGATATGTACCATTTAGTTTCTGATTGGGTAAGCCAACAAGACTACGAATGGTTAGCGCAGTTAGTAGCTAGTCCTAGTGTTTATATAGAAGTACAAGGTGCTTATTTCCCTATTATCATATCAACTAATAACTACCAGTACAAGTTAGAAGTTTCTGATAAGTTATTTAATTTTGAAATAGATATTGAAGTTTCTAAATATTTAAATAGTCAATACAGATAATGATTAGTACAGAAATTTATATTGAAGATTATAGATTAGACTTATTAAAAGATATAAGCACAGAGTTTAATTATACTATTGATGATATTGTAGATTTTGGTTCTAGGAATACATCTTTTTCTAAAACTATAAACATAGCAGGTAATTCTATTAACAATAGAATATTTGGTTTTGTATTTGATTTAGGGAATGCAAACTTCACAGATAATACTTTGCCAAATGTTAACTATAATTTTAATGCTAGTAAATCTGCTAAGTGTAGAATCTTTATAGATAAGATACAAGTATTTAAAGGGACATTAAGAATATTAGAAATAGTAATTGATAATAATAAGATAGAATATCAATGTTCTGTATTTGGTGAGTTAGGTGGGTTTATAACTGCATTGGGTAATAAAAAATTAACAGGTAATGAAAATCCAAATTATGATTTAAATTTTAGTGCATATGACCATACTTATAATATTAGTAATGTAAGTGCAAGTTGGGAGGTATCAGGAAGTAGAGGTACTGCTAATTCAAGTGGGTATGGTTCAGGCTATTACTATCCATTAATTGACTACGGAACATATAGTCCATTAAAAGTTAATTATAATGTAATGACATTTAGACCTGCATTATTTGTCAAAGAATATTTAGAAAAGATATTTTCTAGTAGTGGTTATAGTGTAGATTTTCCTTTGTTAAATACAGATGCATTTAAAAGATTAATAATTCCACATAATCAAAAAGTATTAACAACAGTAAGTAATACACAATTACAATCTACTCCTAATGCTACAACTTATACAGGTTCTGGAACTACTATACCTTTAGGATTTACTAATACAACATTAGGAAATTTTACATACGGAAGTAATACTTATATTTATACAGGTGCTTCAGCAAAAATAATGAACTTAGATTTTAAGTTAGTAGGTTTATATACTGCAGGTGGAATAGCAACACTTAATGTAAAAAAAGCAAGTGTAACTATTGGTAGTTATTATATTGGTTCACCATTTGCAGGACATTATTTTACTGCTAATATTAATTTAACAGGAGTAACATTTAACACAAGTGATAGTTTAACTTTCTCTTTAGATTGGACAAGTAGTTCAACAAGTTATAGTTTACAAGTATTTACAGGTGGAAATTTAACTTTAAGCACAACTACTTCAGATGTAGTTCCTTTAAATTATAATGAAGCTCTTAAAATAAATAATGCAATACCTAAAGGAATATTTCAAAAGGATTTCTTTTTAAGCATTTGTAAGATGTATAATCTTTATGTTTATGATGATATTTTTACAGAAAAAAAGATATTTATAAAACCTTACATTGAGTTTTATCCTACAACAAGTGATAATGCTTTAGATTGGTCCAATAAAATAGATAGGTCTAAGCCATTAAGTATAAAACCAATGAGTGAACTAAATGCAAGATATTACCAATTTAAATATAAAGATGATGCAGACTACTATAATGAAAGTTATAAAAAGAAATATAATGAGAACTATGGTGATAGGTTATTTGACACTACTTTTGATTTTAGTAAGAATACAGAATCTTTGGAAGTGATATTTGCTTCTAGTCCATTAATACAAATAGATTCAGCTAAAAAAATAGTTACACAAATACTAAAGCTATCTGATAATAATACTAAAGAGCAACAGATGGATAGTGTTATTAGGATTATGCAAGTACAAAAGTTAACAGGTGTAGCAAGTTGGATAATACGAAATCAGGCAGATACTGCAGACTTAGGTACATTTACTAGCTATGGATATGCAGGTCATTTGCATTTTGATGGCAGCGGAATACCTGACCAAGATATAAACTTTGGAGCGCCTAAAGAGGTTTATATAACAACTACATCTTATCCAACTACTAATTTATTTAATGTTTATCATAGTGATTATATGGCAGAGATAACAGATAAGAATAGTAAACTATTAAGCTGCTATGCTCTACTAAATACTAATGATATTAATACTTTAGATTTTAGCAAATATATCTGGATAGATGGTGTTTTATTTAGATTGAATAAAGTAGAAGGATTTAATCCTATGGAATACAATACAACAAAATTGAGTTTATTAAAAGTAATTGAAACAATAT